GAAGAAGCAATTAATAAAGGAATATCAATCACAACCTCAGGTTCCTATATTTATAATAATAAAAATTAATTTAATATTTATAAATAAAACATAAGCATATGAACATTCCTATATATGATGGTTGTCCAATTTGGAACCCAAATGCAGTTCCATTTGGATTTTACAATGACCAATCAGATTTTAGAACAGATTCTGTAAAGGTAGCTAAATTTGTAGCTTCTAGATTAGGTTATCCTATAGTAGATGTAGAATTACAATCAGGATCAATATTTACAGCTTTTGAAGAAGCAGTTACTACATATGGTAACGAATTATATGCTTATAAAATAAGAGATAATCAATTATCTTTAGAAGGATTAACAACTGGTTCTTCATTAAACCAAGCATTATTAACTCCCACTTTTGAACCCATAGTAAGACTATCAGAAATGTATGGTGCAGAAGCAGGTTCAGGGGGTAATGTTCCATATTATTCTGGTTCATTTGAATTAACTTCTAGTATTCAAGACTACTCATTTTCTACATTTATGACAGCTAGTGGGTATACAGGTTCTGAATATCAAAATGGTATTGAAATTAAAAGAGTATTTTATGAACAAGCTGTCCCAGCATCAGCTCAATATCTAGACCCTTATACTGGGTGGGGATTTGGTGGTTCAGTAGCAGCTGGTATAGCAGGTGTAGGTGGATTTGGAGGTGGTACTGGTTATTTAACTATGCCTTTAAGTTACGATATGCAAGTAATACAAGCTATTGAAATGAATCAACAAGTTAGATGGAATCAATATAGCTTTGAAATTAGAAATGATAAATTAAGACTATTCCCTATTCCTAATTTCAGTAGTTATTCTGAAGAAACAACACACAAAGTGTGGTTCGAATATATTTTAAGAGATGAAAGAATCGCTACATCAGTACAACAAATGCCTGATAAANTAACAAATGTTTCCAATGCTCCCTTTAATAACCCTAACTATGATTTTATCAATTCAGTAGGTAGACAATGGATATTTGAATTTACTTTAGCATTATCTAAAGAAATGCTAGGGTATGTAAGAGGTAAATATGGGACTATTCCAATTCCTAATTCTGATGTTACATTAAACCAATCAGATTTAATTGCAGCAGCAACAGCAGAAAAAACAGCATTAATAGAAAGATTAAGAGCATATTTTGATGAAACTTCTAGAAGAGCCTCTTTAGAAAGAAGAGCACAAGAGGGGGAATCAAAAATGTTAGAACTACAAAAAGTTCCATACACAATATATATAGCATAATATGGCAATGTTTACTTCACAACGAGATGTTTCTTTATTAAGACATCTCAATAGAGAACTAATGGGTAATATAATTACTCAACAATGTGCTATATATCAATTTAAATTAGAAGAAACTAAAGTAAATCTATATGGTGAAGCAGCTGAGGAAAAATATTATAATGGTCCATTTTTGTTTAATGTTTTAATAAATAGAAGTGACGAAAGTTTCCCTGGAGGTAATTTTGAACTTATTACCCAAGAACAAAATATAGATTTTTTCTTCTTAAGAGATGATTTAATTAAAGCCAATATTGTACCTGAAGTTGGAGATATAATCTTATACGAAGAAAGTTATTTTGGGGTTCAAGGTACTATTTCTAACCAGTATTGGGGAGGTAAAAATCCTGCATATCCAAATAATGACTATGATGGTACCCCAAACCCATTAAACCCTGGGTTAGATAAATTTGGAGAAAGCGTTTCAATATTAGCTTCTACTTATTATATTCCTGCAGATAAAGTTAATATTTCACCTTATAAAGAAAGATTTTAATGGCTACACCTAGAAAACCACAACCAAAATATCAGTTAACTTTAAGTAAACAAAAACAATCCCCATTTTCTGGGATTGAAGGTAGGGGAATACAAACTAACCCTAATGATGTTAATGAATTAACTAATACACCCTCAAATTACCAAGAAACTGGAGTTCCTTTTAATAGGTCTACTAAAATGAGTTTTAAGGAGGATAAAACAAAACAATATTCTGTTGGTATTAAAGATTTAGATGAATCTGTATTTTACTATTTTAAAAATATTATAAAACCCTTTGTATATCAAAACGGCACTAGAAGAGATGTTCCGGTATTATATGGTGCTTCTGAAAGATGGAACCAATATCAAAAAGATGGTTCATATAGAGATAAAAGTGGTGCTATAATGTTACCTATTATTGTAATTAAAAGAAATAATATCTCAAAGGATAGATCAGTGGCTAATAAATTAGATGCTAATCAACCTAACTTATATGGAACTTGGTCTAAACAATTTAGTTCTAAAAATTTTTATAGTAATTTCTCAACATTAAATAATAGAAAACCAGTAGAAAAATTTCATATAGTAGCACAACCTGATTATGTAACATTAGAATATAGCTGTTTGATTCAAACATACTATATGGAACAATTAAATAAAGTAATTGAAGCCTGTGAATATGCGTCTGATTCATATTGGGGTAATCCTGATAGATTTCAATTTAGAGCATTTATTGATCAATTTACTACAGCAACAGAATTAACTCAAGGTCAAGATAGATTAGTAAAAGGTGAGTTTACTTTAAGATTAAGGGGGTATATAATTCCGGATACAATTCAAAAAGAGTTAAATGCAACTAAAGTATATAATTCTAAAGCAAAAGTTACTATAACAACTGAAGCAGTTAGTAACTTACAGAATTCATCCGAAATAACTCAAAACCCTACTTCAGATGGTCGTAGTAGAAATTAATTTTAACATTCCTATTACATATTTATTATAAATTAAAATATTTAAAATGGAAAGTAAAAAGTTATTGAATGAAGAGTTACAAGTATTAAAAAAATATCAAGAGGATACTAATACAATTATAATAAACTTAGGTAAATTAGATTTACAAATTAACTTATTTAAAAGGAATAAAGAACAATTAATAAAGGAATATCAAGAATTAGAAGCAAAACAATTAAAAACTGCTCAAGAATTACAAGATAAGTACGGAGAAGGTAACATTGATTTAGAAAGTGGGGAATTTACCGCTATAAAATAATTTCTTGAAAACATTTCTAATATTTATAATAAAATAAAACAATAATAAAACATAACAATGGCAGAAACTTTAATATCTCCAGGTGTATTAGCAAGAGAAAATGATTCATCATTTATTGGGGGAAGACCCTTAACTTTTGGTGCCGCTATTATTGGACCAGCAGTAAAAGGTCCAGTTAATATCCCAACAGCAGTTAGTTCTTTTTCTCAATATGAAGCTATTTTTGGAGGGTCTGTAGAAAGCGGATCCCAATTCTACACATATTTAAACTCAGTAGCAGCAAGAAATTATTTTGCTCAAGGTGGTGAATCCCTTTTAGTTACTCGAGTAGTAACAGGATCATTCACATCTGCAGTTACTTCAGGAAGTGAAGCAGCCGCTAATAATTCTGGTATTATTACTTTAGGGTTTGGCGATAGTGATGATGCAGGTTACCAAAAAACCTCTTTTCAATTATCAACAATTTCTGAAGGAACTATAATGAATAATTACCAAGCAGCAGATTCAGCTGGTGGTACATTAGATAGTGGTTCATCTGATAATATTAGATGGGAAATTGGATCTGTTAATACTTCTTCAGGTCAATTCTCATTATTTATTAGACGTGGTAATGATACTCAAAACCAAAAAGCTATATTAGAATCATATAATAATTTATCATTAGATCCTACAGCCCCTAATTACATAGCAAAAGCTATAGGTGATACTTATTATACTATAGAACAAGATGGAACTGATTACTATGTTAAAACTAATGGTAGTTATGCTAACAGAAGTGCTTATGTTTATGTTAGTGCTGTAAATACTCCAACACCACAATATTTCGATAATAACGGAACTTTTAAAAATAATTTTACAGGTAGTATGCCAGCTGTAGGTTCAGGTTCATTTACTTCTGCTACAGGAGTTAATTTTGGAGATGACCAACAAGCTAGATTTAATGAAAATATAACTTCAACTAATATACAAGGTCTTGCTCCAAACGATTATACGTCTTCAATTAAGTTATTATCCAATGTTGATGATTACCAATTTAATGTAATATCAGCCCCTGGGTTAATAGGATCTTTACATGGAGCTCAAGTTACTTCATTAGTAGCATTAGCACAAGGTAGAACGGATTGTATTTCTGTAATTGATTTAGTACCTTATAATAGTACTATTGGAACCGTAACAAACCAAGCTGCAGGATATGATACATCATACTCAGCTACATATTGGCCATGGTTACAAACAATCGACGCAGCTACTGGACAGACAGTTTGGGCGCCAGCTTCAACGTATATTCCAGCAGTATATGCATTTACTGATGCATCTTCAGACCCATGGTTCGCACCAGCAGGTCTAATTAGAGGAGCTTTAGGAAGTGTAATTAGAGCTGAAAGAAAATTAACATCAGGTAATAGAGATACATTATACGAAGCAAATGTTAACCCAATTGCTACATTCCCAGGAAGTGGAGTTGTAGTATTTGGACAGAAAACTTTACAGAAAAGAGCAAGTGCTTTAGATCGTGTAAATGTACGTAGATTATTAATTGCTTTAAAAAGCTATATTACTCAAGTATCAGATAACTTAGTATTTGAACAAAATACAATCGCTACAAGAAATAATTTCTTAGCACAAGTTAACCCATACTTAGAATCAGTACAACAAAGACAAGGATTATATGCTTTCCAAGTTGTAATGGATGAGACAAACAACACACCAGATGTTATTGATAGAAATGAGCTAGTAGGACAAATTTACCTACAACCAACTAAAACAGCTGAATTCGTAATTTTAGATTTCAATGTTTTACCAACTGGAGCAACATTTCCTGAATAAAAACAAAATATAATAATATTTATAATAAAATAAAATAAAATGGCAGTATTAGACCCAAACGAAATATTTTATACAGCTTTTGAGCCAAAGCAACAGAACAGATTTATCATGTATGTTGATGGGATTCCTTCATACCAAATTAAAGGTATGGGAGCTGTTTCATTAACTCAAGGATCAGTTCAGTTGAACCATATTAACGTTGCAAGATATGTTAAAGGTAAAACACTTTGGAATACAATTCAAATGACGTTATTTGATCCAATTACTCCAAGTGGTGCTCAAGCAGTAATGGAGTGGGTTAGACTACACCACGAATCTGTAACAGGTAGAGATGGGTATAGTGATTTCTATAAAAAAGATTTAACTATGAACGTATTAGGACCTGTAGGTGATATCGTATCTGAATGGATTATCAAAGGAGCAATGATTACAGAAGCTACTTTTGGAGATTACAATTGGGATAACGAAAGTGCTGCTGTTGAATTACAAATAACAGTACAACCTGATTATTGTATATTAAATTTCTAAAAAATAATTTTTTTACCCTTCCTTTTGAAAATTGCTTGGCTTCGGCCAAGCTTTTTTTTATATTACATATGTATACTAAGATAACAAAGTTATAACTAAATAAAATTTATATGAGCGAATTTAAATTCCCAACCGAAGAGGTTGAATTACCTTCTAAAGGTTTATTATACCCAAAAGACAATCCCTTATCTAGTGGAAAAGTAGAAATAAAATATATGACCGCTAAGGAAGAAGATATTTTAACTAACCAATCGTTTATTCAAAAAGGAACGGTATTAGATAAATTATTACAATCTTTAATAATAAATAAAGATATTAAAACAGAAGATTTATTTGTAGGTGATAAAAATGCCCTATTTGTAGCTGCTCGTATTTTAGGATATGGTAAAGATTATAAAGTTACAATTGCTGGTAAATCTGAAACTATTGATTTAACTGAATTAGAAAATAAACCTATAGACGAAGAATTATTTTCAAAAGGAGTTAATAAATTTACCTATAAATTAGAAAACACGGGTACCATATTAGAGTTTAAACTATTAAATGGACATGATGAAAAGAAAATTGAACGTGAATTATCAGGTTTAAAGAAACTATCCCCTAATACCTCTCCAGAACTTACAACTAGATTAAAGCATATATTACTTTCTGTAGATGGTAAAGAAGAAACAAAAGATATTAGAGATTTTGTAGATAATTATTTCTTGGCAAGAGATGCCAGAGCATTCAGACAATATGTCAGTGATTTATCACCTGATGTAAATATGGAATATGTGCTCGAAGGTGGGGAGGTAGTTACAGTCCCCATCGGACTTAACTTTTTTTGGCCTGACGCCTGATATAGCCCAAGAAGTCAGAATATCACTTTTTAGAACAATTCATAGTATGATATTTCACAGTAAAGGTGGATATGATTTTTATACTATATATAATATGCCTATTTGGTTAAGAAAATTTACATTTTCAGAAATCAATAACTATTATAGTAATGAAAAAAAAGAATACGAAAATGCCAAAAATGGAGGTAAAGGAAATAAAACTTTAGTTTCAGCAGATGGTAAAATAAATACACCCTCCTTTGCTCAAGAATCTAAAGCATATAAAGGTAAAACAAGTTATAAGTAATAATATTTATAATAAAATCCCCTTATGGCTGACGCTAAAAAACAACTTAAGGAATTAAACGATCAAATCGATGCTCTCTATAAAAGATTAGGGAGAATGGATACACCCCCTATCTTTAAAGCAACTGAAATAGGGGCAGCTAGAAGAGAAATACAAAAACTAAAAGTTGATTTGGATGAGGTAAATAATAGTTTATCTTATATATCAAAATCTTTCCGTGATAGTATAGCTGAATTATCATCTCAAAATACTGAATTAGGGTATGCTAAAAAGTCTCTTAAAAGTATAGAAAAAATATCCCGTGATATAGCTTATGAAAACCAACAGGGTCTTATTATTGATGATAAAAAATTAGCTAGTTTAGAAAAGAAAGCAAAATTAGAATACCAGAGTTTAGAAATAGCAGTTAAAAGTGGAAGAATAACTGGGGCCACTCTTAAGGAATTTAAAGACAATTTAGCAACACAAGAAGAATTTGAGAAAACAATGGCTCGAATTCGTACAACTACTAAAAAAATTAAAGGTGATATAGGAGTTAAAACCTTTAGTTTTATGGATGATCTAACCAAGAAAATCCCAGGCTTATCAGCGTTATCAGATCCATTCAAAGAAGCAAGTGAAGCTGCACAACAAACCGCTAAATCTAATTTAGACTTATTTGGTTCAACAAAACCCCTCCAAAAACAACAATTAGATGGTTTAAAAGAGGCAGCCAAAACCGGAAAAGGTCTAACCCAAAATAAAATTAAGGAGTTAGGTCTAGAAAAAATGCTAGTTGGTTCTAACGGTAAAAAATTAGCTGGTCTTAGTGCTAATCTAAAAGCATCTAAATTATTAGGTGGAGCTAAAGCCGCAAAAGGAGCAGTTTCACCTTTAAAAGCAGGGTTAAAAGTATTAGGTCCTGCTATAAGTAAAATGCTTACTAAAGCGTTAGGTCCTGTAGGTCTATTAATAGAATTATTCCAAGCAATCAAACAATCAGATAAGATAGTTGCGGATATGGCTAAGAATTTTGGTATGTCTTACGATGAAGCTTTAGGAATGAAAAAGGAGATGACTAATGTCGCTATGTCATCTGGTTCTGTTTTTGTTACTTCTAAAGGAATATCAGAAACTTTCAGTGCTATAAATGCCTCATTAGGTACCAATGCTATGTTAAGTGAAGATATGGCTGTTGAATTTACTAAACTTAGAACAATGGCTGGGTTTACTAATGAAGAATTAGTTGGTATATCTAACCTTATGTTAGGTACTAATAAAACAACAGATGAAATTACAGGTCAATTTATAGCACAAGCTAAAGTATCAGCATTACAAAATGGTGTTTTACTTAATGAACAACAATTACTTAAAGATATAGGTAAAGTATCAGCTGCTACAACATTATCATTTGGAAAAAACCCTAAATTAATAGGTGAGGCTGTAGCAACTGTAAAAGCTTTAGGTATGGAAATGTCTAAAGTTGAAGGTATAGCAGATAGTCTACTTGATTTTGAATCATCGATTGAAAATGAATTACAAGCAGAACTATTATTAGGTAAAAATATTAATTTAGAAAAAGCAAGACAGTTTGCTTTAGATAATAATTTAGCAGGAGTAGCAAAAGAAATTTCTTCCCAAATAGGCGACTCAGCAGAATTTACTAAACTTAACAGAATCCAACAAGATGCATTAGCAAAATCTGTTGGTATGAATAGAGAAGATTTAGCACAAACCTTACTATTAGAAGATAAGTTAAAAGGATTAACTGCCGAAAAAGCCGCGGCTGCTACAAAAGATTTTGAAACCTTAAAAGCTAAAGTAGGTGAGCAAGAAGCGATGAGAATTCTTGAAGAAAGAGGTGCCGCAGGTTTAAAAAAACAGGTAGGAATGGCTGATAAATTTAATGCTTCTATGGAAAAAATGAAAGAAATTTTTGTAGTTGTGGGTGAAGCTATAATGCCTTTACTGGATATGATGGCTTCTATATTTACTATTATAGGCCCTTTATTAAAAATACTAAACCCTATTATTACTACTGCTTTAATGCCTTTAATGTTGACTATAGATGCCGTTGAAGCAGTAATTTATGGTGCTAAAAAACTTATGAACTTTTTTGGTGCTAATTTTGATACCTCCGGATTTTCTTTTGGGAAGAATACAATAGGCCAAGGAAATAAAATGATGGAAAGTGTAGGAGTGGATTCATCAAAACATGGAATGAGTGAACAAAAGTTCAAGGGTGATGAATTATTTATGGCTACTGGTGGTGTTGTAAATGGTCCTACTAGAGCAATTGTAGGTGAAGCAGGACCAGAAGCAGTTATACCTTTATCAGGTAATACCCCAGCAATCAAAGTAGACAATTCAGAAACTAATAGATTATTAGCACAGTTAATCAAGAAAACACCAGAAATGGCACCATTAGGTATGTACGAAGTACAATAGTTCAATATTTATAATAAAAATCAATAATTATGAGTTTATTAAACAAATTAACACAACAAGGTTCGCAATTAAGTGGGTTAGATGGTGCAACCCCTTCAACCCCCAATTTCCAACAGTCTACTTTACATAAAGAGTATTCAACTATAGGTGATCCAAATGCAATGAGTGTAGAACCTAATAATGGTGTTCTACCATCTCCATCTTTATTAGATAGAGGTGATGTAACCCCATCACAAAAATATTTGAATAACTTACCTGGATAAATAGATGGGTCTAGTTAACTTAACAACCAATCTAAGATCTCTTAGGTATGGTAAAGACACAGTTGGTGGTGGAAACAGCAACCAACCCTATGTAACAACAAAAATCCCTGAAAGTTTTTCTAAAATAGGAAGAACAGGAGGACCTGATTTTTTATTACGTGGTGGGACATTACTACCTAAAATAGTAGTAAATGATGTTTCTAGATTAGCTAAAATGTTTTTTGATTTTAAGTCACCAAACGGACCCTTATTTATAGTAAAACAAAATGTCCTATCCTTAACAAATGTTAATTCAGAAAAAGGTTATAAATCTTATACCCAAGACTCAGGTGTAACTAGTACATTAGGTGCTATAGGACAATTTATAAAAGATAATGTACCTTTAAATCAAGGAGTATATACACCATTAGGTACTTTAGCTCAAGCTGCAGGAAATGGGATTGGTTTACATACAAATAAACAAGGTTTAAACCCTTTTAAATTTAAAACCACACAAGGAAGCCCAAATGGTAATGGTCCCTTAGGTTTACCTACTTATTTAAATACTATAGCCACCGGAGGTGATGAAGGTAATAAAAGTAGATTATTTGGTTTACTTAATAAAATAGATGAAAAACAAACTGATGTAAACGATTTATACTCATACTCTGGGGGGCCAGGTGCTACATTAGGTATTGGTAAGACCAAAATTACAATGGAGTCTGACCAAAGAACGGGTATTAACAACTCTAAGTTAGAACTTAAAAATAGTAGATTTATACCTCAACAATTTATTGATAATAAAGACATATTTAGAGGTAAAGATGGGTTTAATAACCCTCCATTTTCCCTAAGTTTTTTAGCCCCACAATTAATATATTCTAATTTAGATTCAGTATTAGCATCGGAAGTTTTTAGAGAAGATTATTTAGATACCCGTAATCCTAGTGTTTATGAATCTGGAACATTATTAAAAACAAACACTGGTAAATTATCAAGTGGAATACAGAATTCAACACCAATACAAGTATTTACCCAAAAACAACTTGAGGATTATTCTCCAACTAGTAAAGATTCATTATTTAATAAACCTTCTTTTACGAGTATTATTGCACCTTCGGGGAGTGCAGAAATACCAGCATCTTTAGATTATACTAGAAAGAATATAGAACAAAGAGTTAATTTAGGAGACCCAGGAAGGCGTGGAAATAGAAGTAGTTATACTGTAGGTTTCCAAATTTCAGGTTCTTCTACAGTAGAAGGCAATTCAGGATACAAAAATGCATTAGACAAAATTAATGCATTACCTATATATCAATCAAAGGATGTTACTCAAAATAATATTAAAAATGATTTAGTAAAGTTTAGAATTGGAGTAATAAATAATGAAAACCCAAGTTTAAAAACATATATTCATTTTAGAGCTCATATCGATAGTATGAGTGATAATTTTAGTTCTGATTGGCAGTCCCAAAAATTTATGGGTAGAGGTGAAAACTTTTATAAGTACCAAGGATTTGATAGAAATATATCTTTATCTTGGACCGTAGCTGCACAATCTAAACAAGAATTAATTCCAATGTACCAAAAGTTAAATTACTTAGCTTCTGTTACAGCTCCCTCATATTCAAAAACAGGATATATGGGTGGCAACTTAATATCATTAACAATTGGTGGTTGGTGTTATGAACAAGTAGGTATAATGACAGGGTTAACATTAGAGGTTCCTACAGAATCACCTTGGGAAATAGCTATTCCTGATAGTACTAATATAAGATACGTTCCCGGTACAGAAGGCAACCCAGATAGAGAAATCTTTACAGACCCCTCTGTTAAAGAATTACCTATGATAATTAAAGTTACAGGGTTTAATTTTATACCAATCCATAATTTTGTTCCTAAAGTACAAAATAATAATTTCGCAGGCGGTAAAGTATTAGAAGGAGGTGGAACATTCGTTGGAGAATACGGACCAGAACATTATATTGCATTAGCAAGTGCGGGGGCGCAGAACAACTATGATGGAGGTGGTAATAATCTTAATTATATCCCACAAAAATAAAAAAAATGGGAAGATATACAAGAAATAAAATATTATCAAAAACTAACCCTAATGGAACTAGAGGTATAAGATATTATAAAGGTGTAAAATACCCTGAGATTTCTTTATCCCCTAATGATATATATATTTATGCCGAAGAAGGGGATAGATTTGATATTATAGCTAATAACTACTATAATGATTCTTCATTATGGTGGATAATCTCATCAGCTAACCCTTCATTATCTAAAGATTCATATTATTTACCATTAGGGGTACAAATTAGAATACCAAATAATATTGATGCTATACAAAGTGCATATAATAAATTAAATAGTTTTTAAAAAATGAGTATAATAGGAGAAAAAATAGATCCTTTCGTCGCTATACAAGTCCAAGTACGACAAAAATTACAAGGAAAGCAAGCGAGGGATAATACTGATCTTACCCTATTAAATAATAATAATGCTTGGTTAAAACTTGCTTCCTCAGTAAGAATTGTAAGTCAAACTGATGAAGAAAAAAAAGCAAATACTAATTCTATTGCCACTTACAATACAGGTTCTAAAGAATTTGAAGATTCAACTATCAGTTCAGGAGAACAAAGATTAAGAGATATAGGAATAAATAACACAGGTGAATTTACAGGAAATCAATTAGCAAAAAAAGCTGTTCTATTTAATACTCTTACAGAAATAAACCCATCAACTTATAATGATAAAAATGAAAAAACCTCACAAGGGTCCCATATTTCTCGATTTGGGGTATCTTCAACTAACAGTTTATGGAATGATAATAGTTATGGGTTAGGAGGAACAGACTTTGGTATTGTCCCTGCCCCGGGTTTAATATCAGCTAAAATTGATTGTAAAAATCGAGGTTCAATTCGGGAAGCAACAGTAGAATTAAAAGCATATAATTTATTCCAATTTGAGTTAATAGAACTTTTATATTTAAGATTAGGGTATAGTATGTTATTAGAATGGGGATGGGATAAATACTTAGATAAAGATGAGAATTTCAAACCTGTAGGGAATACTTTAACTGAAGATTTATGGTTTCAAGATTTTTCTACATATAATTATCGAAAAGTTATAAAAGCTATTGCTAGATATAGGAAACTATATGATGGTAATTATGATGGTTTTTTAGGAAAAGTAGTTAACTTTGATTGGAGCTTTCAACCTGATGGTACTTATGACATAACTTTAAAATTAATTACAATAGGGGATGTTATTGAATCTTTAAAAGTAAATTTACCTTCTCAATTAACTACAGCTGCTCAATTAGACGAAATATTTACCACAGGTAATGAAGCTACAAATAAACTATTAGATGTTGAAAGTCCTATTGTTACTAATGCTGGATCATCTACGTTATCCATTGACTTATATAATGATATAGCTTCAAGTACCCCTAGTAAGTGGTGGGGTTGGAAAACTAATTACTATTCATGGTTTGCAAATGCAGGTTATTCCAAAGAATTTAGAATTAAAGAACAGACTGAAGAGGAAAAAGAGAAAAATAAAGAATTACAATACCCCCCTACAGGAGTAGACAGTAATAAATACACCTATTTTTTAACTTTTGGTGCACTATTAGAGAAACTAAATAACTTATGTGTCCCTTCAATTAATGGTGGTAAAATATTAGAATTTGACGTGTCCGGAGATAATATATGTTCAGCTTTTCCAAACCAAATTTCTTTTGATCCTAAAGTATGCTTAATAGCACCTCAATTTACAGAAAATATTAGTTTAAGGAGTAAACAAGATTATAAAAATAAACCTACTGCAGTTAAAAACGACCATGGTTCTTTTGCTAAATTAAAAGATTTTTTTGAAGTTGAAAAAGATACAAATGTATTATATGGTAATATTATGAATATTTACCTAAATTACGATTTTATCTCAAATACACTCCAAAAAAACACAAATGATGGAGAAATAAGTATTTATAAATTTTTAGAAGATATATGTAATAATATAAACTCTTCTTTAGGGGGTATTAATAAACTTGAACCTATTATAGAAGATGATAATATAATAAAAATAATAGATCAAAATCCTATCCCTGGAATTGAAACTTCAACAAAATTTAAGAATAGATTTGGTCAAACAACCCCATTTGAAATTTATGGATTTTCACCTTCAGGTTCAACTTCAAATTTTGTAAGAGATTTTGGATTTAAGACTAAAATAGGTCCTGAATTAGCCAGTATGATTACTGTTGGTGCTACTGCTCAAAATAAAACTACAAAAAACTATGATGGTACTGCTTTTTCTAAATGGAATGATGGGTTAGAAGATGCCTATGCTATCACTTATGATGACCCCGATGAAACCGCTTTAAACATTTCAGGATCAATTCCAGAATACTTCCCTTTAACAGCAGAGAACTTAGTAAAAATGTCTAAACATTGGAAAGACCCTAATAAATGTGTTGTAGATGAAAGTTATTTACCTGATGGTTTGGATTTTTTAGATTGGTTTGCAAGAGACCAAAAAGAAACCACGATATATGGAATTACCAACACAGGAGTAAAAGATGTTGACGAATGTCCTGTTACTGAGATAAATTATACAAATGTAACTTGGGCAGAATATGTAAGAGAAGCAAAAAGCTATAAAAAAGTACAACAAATAATAAATAAAGACAAACCATCTAAGGAAAAACCAAAACCACTTACCAATTATTTAGCATGGTTACTTGAAGCTTTTGGGGGGAATACAAAGGGAAATTTTAAATATAGCGCTTTATATTTTTATCTAAATGATGATTTTTATAGTTTAGGAAAAACTTTATTTAAAAGTTTCATTACTGGTGTTAATAATGAAGTTTATAATCAATCGAAAAACCCATCAAATACTGTAGGTTTTATTCCTGCGGATTTAAGTTTAACTATTGATGGATTATCTGGAGTTAAAATTTATAATGCTTTATCAATTAATCAAAGATTTTTACCTAGACAATACCCAATTGCTTTAAACTTTATAATTACAAAAGTAAACCACGATATATCTAGTAATAATTGGGGTACATCATTACATACAATTTCAGTCCCCAAAACATTACCCTTTGATGCTTCTCTTTTAAGTTTTGCAGTTCTAAATACAGTGAATACTGAGATTATAAACACTAATATAGCTAACCTTAACCAAAAAGAGGTAGAAGCATATAATTCACTTGGGAGAATAGAAATTTCAAATCTTAAAGTAAGTCAAACAGAATTAGAGAATATTAAAAAAGTAGAAGGTTTTCGCTCAAACGCATATGATGATAAACAACCAAACGCAACTCTTACAGCATCAACCCCAATTCAAGGAACCCTTACTATAGGGTATGGGTTTACTAAACCTACATTCCCTGAATTAAAATGGGATAGTACTATGACTAAAGCAGAAGCAGATGCTCTTTTACTAGAGAAAATAACTGGATATGAAAATAGAGTTAAAAATGTTATTAATGTTCCTTTAAGACAAGAAGAATTTGATGCCTTAGTAAGTATTGCTTGGAATGCAGGTTCAATAGGAAATAAATCTATGGGACAACCAACCCCACTTCAAAATACTATTAATGACAAAAAATATAGAGAAGCAGCAGAAATTATCCCTAATTACCGAATTACAGCTAAAGGATTTGTAGGAGTGGTACCAGGATTAGTTAATAGAAGAGCTAAAGAATATCAAACTTACCTGTCAGGGTATACTTATACAGCACCACCAGCCCAACCTGTCTACAACCCGGGAGCATATACTACAGGTCCTAAATTTTAAAAAAATATGTATTACCCAAAATCCCAAATAACAACTAATTTATCTACTAATGGAAAAGAATTCCAAATAGTAGGGACAAGTGAATATTACATTGGATCTTATTATAAAACCTCTGATGGGAAATTTTTTACAGGTAAAACCCCACAAGATGGAAGTAATAGACCATTAACCAAAAACCCTATTGCTAACCTTAATAATCAGGTATCATTAGTTGACTCTAATACAGCAACATCCACAAATACTTTACCTTTATCATATTTGAGTTCTGCTAAATCTACAGTAATATTACCCCAACCACCACAAGGAAATATAGTTTTTCCTACTGAAGAGGATTACACAGATCAACAATACCAAAGACATTTTCTTAAACACAATATTAATAACATTTACCTAGAAGTTAATTTACAAACTTATAATAACTTTTTTACATTGAACCCTTCAGTTCAATATCAATTATATACCGCTATTAAAATAGATTGGATATTGGTAGGCAAACCAATAGAAGTTTATAATATTAATAAAAATATAGTTTTACTATATGAAAAAGAAAATAATATTAGAGGATTTTCCAATTTCTTTAAAGGTAGATATTTAAAATTCTTTCGCCCTACAAAAAATAAATATTATTCAACTAAAGGGGGTGAATTAAAGGTTCAAGATACTAATGAAAATTATGCTGGAGATTATCATATCTTCCCAATTAGGGGGGTAATCATGGAAGGTAGATTTCATACTGCTTCCCCACATCGTATTTTAATACCTTTTGAGGGTAAAAAAATAGAAAATAACCTTAAATCCCCAATTTTAAATAGAGAAGTAGGTACTTCAATTAGAAAAAACATCTCAAGAGAGAGTGGATACTAGATAAATTATTCGTATATTAGAGTAAAATGGTTATAAATGTATTGGTTAGTAGAAGACGAAAGTCAATTAAATGTTTTAATAAATAGTAGTTATAAAAAGGCCTTCATTGAAGTAATCCCTTTTAGTAATGCTATTCACCCGGCTCAATCCCATGTAAGTTTGGTGTATATTAGACCAATTAAAGCAACTAAAGGTTTTATGGTATGCATTGCACATAGCGAATCTTTAAATGCGTTAAATACGGGTATAGACAAACTATTAGAAAAATTTGAAACATTATATTGTAGGGATAAAAAGGAAATATTACATTATTATCCAAATTTATTCAAAGCTCTTTATGACATAAACCCACCCCCTACTACGTATATACGACCCACAACACAAACACATGAGTTATATTATAGACAACATGGAGATAATCCGGAATTAAACTTAATTATACCGATTGTTAAACATTATGAAGTATGTGAAACGATTTGGGGGGATCTAAAAGCGAATATTAACAAAGAAAAAACAAAATATGATGAATTCTATAACAATAAAGTATCCTTGGTATTCAACTCCATCGAGCGAAGTGGAATACGAATACACAATGAAACCTTCGAAGAATATTTCCACCCCGTTAATGGTGAATACGTCTTCACTCAGTTCAACTTAAAAACAACAACAACTAGACCATCAAATAAATTTAAAAATGTAAATTATGCAGCACTCAATAAAGAAAATGGATGTAGGAAAAGTTTTATCCCAAGTAATGATGTTTTGTATGAAGTGGATATTTCTGCTTATCATCCTAGCTTGTCTTGTCGCCTCATTAATTATAATTTCCCCACTAGTGATATTCACACTCATTTTTCCAAATTATACAAAGTCGATTATAATAAAGCAAAGGAATTAACGTTTAAACAATTATACGGAGGAGTATTCAAACAATATGAGCACCTGGAGTTTTTTAATAAAATTAGTATATACGTAAAAGAACTTTGGGAAGAGTTTGAGCGTGAGGGTAAAATAACTTGCCCTGTTTCTAATTTTGTATATAAAAAGGAAAACCTAGGGGAAATGAACCCACAAAAACTGTTTAATTACTTGCTACAAAATTTGGAGACGTCAATGAACGTTCGTATATTATGGGATATATGTAGCATGTTAGTTGGGAAAAAAACTAAATTGGTACTTTATACTTACGATTCATTTTTATTTGATTTAAGTGAGGAGGATGAAATGATTAAAAAAGAAATAGATGCTATTTTTAAAAAATATAAATTAAATACAAAAACAAAAGAAGGTTATGACTATGATTTTAAATAAAAATCCAAATACGTATAATACGAATTATGATGTAGTAACATCATTACTAAATATTAAAGACTTGGATAACAAATTATTCTGTACATTTACAGACTTAGATAACTTAGATAACCTTATTGAAGAAATTAAGGCAAATTATACAATTATTTATAATAAAATGTTTGTTCTTGAAATTTTAGATACACAGGAGTATGTGGTTACATATAATGTGGATCAAACGAACGTTTATTCTATACCCCCAAATACTATCTTAGTACATAGAAAAAAAGAATCTAATACCTTATATACTATTAATGCTTTAAATGAATTAATTAAAAAGCTTAATGGTGGGGTAGTAGATACTAAATTTAGAATAGATTGGAAACATTACAGAAATTGTGTTTTACTTACCCAACACAATGAGCTTAACCAATTAAAAACAAAAATACATAAAATTATTGAACTATAATTTGGCTCCCCAAATTTAAGTTCGTATATTAGAGTTACATATAAACAGTTACAATTAAATAAAGTTACAATTATGGATTTAAATGCAATCAAGCAGAAGTTAGAAGGACTTCAGACAAAACAATCAACAACAAAAACCGATTACTCAACAATTTATTGGAGACCTACAGTAGGTAAACAACAAATTCGAATTGTACCATCAGCGTATAATTCAAGTAATCCTTTTTCTGAGCTAAAGATTTACTATGGTATTACTAATAAAGTGATGCTTTCACCTCTTAATTATGGGGAGAAAGATCCTATTGCTCTATTTGCTGCAAAGCTTAGAGAAGAGTATACTAAAGAAAATTTTGTTATGGCTAAGAAATTAGACCCCAAGACCCGTTATTTTGTTCCTGTAGTAGTTAGAGGAGAAGAAGATAAGGGTGTTCGTCTATGGCAATTTGGGAAAACAGTATATGAAGAATTACTTGCACTTGCAGTAGATGATGAAATTGGAGATTACACTGATATTGTAAACGGTAGAGATCTTACAGTTGAAACAGTAGGACCAGAATCTACAGGTACTCCTTACAATAAATCATCAGTACGTGTTCGTTTAAAAACATCTCAATTAAGTGAAGATGCTAGTTTAGTAGAAAAGTGGACAAATGAACAACCAAACCCAAATGAGGGGTTGTTTAAAAAATTCACATTTGAAGAAATGAAATCAGCTTTAGAAAAGTGGTTATCACCTGAAGAACAAGATGATAGTGATGAAGTAATTACAACTTCTCCTACACCATCACCTAGTACTAATTTTAGCTTAGATACTAGTAATGTTAAAAAGAATAAAGCTGATGCTTTTGATTCAATGTTTGAAACAGCATCAGGTGATTCAAATGATAATGATGATCTTCCTTTCTAAGTATGGCAAAAAAGATATCAAAGTCTCTCTCGGCAGCAGTGTCTGCCGAGATCAAGAGCAAATTTGATCTTAATAAATTTAAATCCTCTAAAGGTTTAAATAAAAATGTCAAATTTAAGGATCAACAATGGATACCACTATCCCCTGCTTTTCAAAAAGTAGCTGGTGTGCCTGGTATGCCAATGGGGCATATTTCAATACTTAGAGGACATTCAGATACAGGTAAAACTACTGCATTGTTAGAAGCAGCTGTATCCGCTCAAAATATGGGAATACTTCCTGTTTTTATTATCACTGAGATGAAATGGAATTGGGAACATGCCGCCCAAATGGGGTTACAAGTAAATTTAATCAAGGATGATGAAGGGAATGTTGTAGATTATGAAGGTAATTTTATCTATGTTGATAGAGAGACTTTACATACAATTGAAGATGTAGCTGCCTTTATTATGGATTTACAGAATGAGCAGAAAAAAGGTAACTTACCTTATGATTTAGCATTCTTTTGGGATTCAATCGGATCTATCCCTTGCGCAATGTCAGTTGAAAAACTAAAAAACAATAATGAGTGGAATGCAGGAGCAATGTCAACTCAATTTGGTAATACAGTAAACCAAAGTATTGTAATGTCCCGTAAAGAATCATCACCTTATACTAATACTCTAATTGCAGTTAATAAAGTTTGGACAGCAAAAGCAGAATCACCTATGGGTCAACCTAAAATGATGAATAAAGGGGGAATGGCTATGTGGTATGATGCAACATTTGTAGTTACATTTGGTAATATTTCAAATGCTGGAACATCTAAAATTAAAGCAATTAAAGGTGGTATGCAGGTAGAATGGGGTAAAAGAACAAACTTACAAATTGATAAAAACCATGTTAATGGTATGCAATCAAGAGGTAAAATTGTTATGACAAACCATGGTTTTATTGAAGATACTGACAAGGATAAAAATGAGTATAAAAAGGCTCATGCTGATGAATGGTCTAAAATTCTAGGGGGAGGACAATTTGAAATTATAGAAGACCAAGAAGACGTAACACCTGTACTTTTCGACGAACAGGATATTTAAAAATAAAACATGAAACACAAAGAATTATTTAAGCTCTTGGATACAGTCCAAGAGCAAGGGGAAGAAACTCCTTTAAAAAAACATGATAGGGTATTAATCCTAGATGGTTTAAATCTATTTTTTAGAAACTTTGCTATGATGAATATGGTTAACCCTGATGGGGTTCATATTGGGGGGTTAGGTGGTTTCTTCCGTTCTTTGGGTGCCATGATTAGACAAACAAATCCAACTTCTGTTTATGTAGTATTCGATGGAGCAGGTTCAACAACCAACCGAAAGAACTTGCTCTCCGAATACAAAGGAACCAGGAATTTACAACGAGTTACAAATTGGGAGGCATTTGATAATATTGAGGAAGAACACGACTCAAAAATCGATCAAATTGTACGTATAATACAATATTTAAAGTTATTACCTGTTAAGACCACCATATTAGATAAAGTGGAAGCAGATGATATTATAGCTGTGTTAGCTGAAAAATTAGTAGAAAAACATAATTCTACTTGTTTTATAGTATCTAGTGATAAGGATTTTTTACAATTGGTAACTGATAAGATTATTGTATATAGACCAATGGAAAAATTATATTACACTCCCAAGGTTGTAGAAGAAAAATTTGGTTTATTACCCCATAATTTTATTCTCCATAAAGCATTATTAGGGGATAATTCAGATAATATTAAAGGAATTAAAGGTTTAGGTGCTAAAGGAATATTTAAAAAATTCCCCGAATTAAAAACAGAAGAACTAACACTTCAAGATATTTTTGATATATCTGCTAGGAAATTTAAAGAACATATTGTATATTCACGGATAGTTCAGGAACAGGATAGAATTGAAACTAATTATAAAGTTATGGATTTAAGTACTCCTATGATAGATGATAAGGGGAAGGAACATATAGATAATTTAATAATAGAAGACTTCCCAGAATTACAATCTGATTTATTTATCCAGTTTTATAATGAAGACCAATTAGGAGGAATGATTAGAAATTTAGAATACTGGATACAAGATATATTTTCACAATTTAAAGGTTACAAAGATTAATGACACTCAAAACACTTCAGCAATACGGACATGACTTTCAAGTTAAGGTTTTATCATCATTATTAACACATAAGGATTTTTTAGTTAATATCCATGATATTATATCTGAAGAATATTTTGAAAATAGTGCACATAAATGGGCTATAAAAGAAATACTAAAGTATTATGATAAATATCATACTACACCTTCATTAGATACTCTAAAAGTAGAATTACAAAAATTAGATAATGAAGTATTACAAATATCATGTAAAGAACAATTAAAAATTGCTTATGTTTCATCTGATGATGATTTAGAATATGTAAAAGAAGAATTTACTAATTTTTGTAGAAATCAACAATTAAAAAGAGCATTAATGACTTCAGTTGATTTATTAAAAGCTGGTGATTTTGATGGGATTAGATCTTTAGTTGATAATGCTCTAAAAGCAGGACAAGATAAAAATGTAGGACATGAATATATTAAAGATATTGAAGAAAGGTATAGAGAAAGTTCAAGAAGTGTTATACCTACACCTTGGGATAAAATTAATAACTTATTACAAGGTGGACTTGGAAATGGAGACTTTGGTCTTATATTTGGTAATCCAGGAGGTGGTAAATCTTGGTCATTAGTATCATTAGGAGGGATAGCAGTTAGAATGGGATATAATGTTTTACATTATACTTTAGAATTAGGAGAAGAATATGTAGGTAAGAGATATGATGCTTTCTTTACTAAAATTGATGTTAGACACTTAGAGGCAAATAAAGAAAAAGTAGAAGAAATTGTACCCCAATTACCTGGTAAATTAATTATTAAAGAATACCCAACAGGGCGCGCAACTATATCAACAATTGAATCACATATATCAAAATGTACTGGAATGGGTTTTAAACCTGACCTTGTAATTATAGATTATGTTGATCTTCTTTCATCAAGAAAAACAAATCGTGAACGTAAGGATGAAATTGATGATATTTATCAAAGCACTAAAGGTTTAGCTAAACAATTAGATATACCTATTTGGTCCGTTTCTCAAGTGAATAGAGCAGGAGCCAAAGACGATGTAATTGAAGGAGATAAAGCAGCAGGATCCTATGATAAATTAATGATCACTGATTTCTGTATGTCTCTTTCTCGTAAAAAAGAAGATAAAGTAAATAATACAGCTAGATTACACATTATGAAAAACCGATACGGTATGGATGGGCTTACTTTTTCGGCAAAAGCCGATACTTCTACTGGTCATTTTGAAGTTCATGGTGAATATAATGCAAATATTGATGAAGAAAGTACTTGGGCTCCAAGTACTAAATCTAATAGTTATGATATTGATGTTGATTCCCAACATAAAAAATTAATGCATTCTAAACTTAATGAAGTAAAGGATGAAGTATTCGGTTTTGATAAAGTATAAATAAATCTAAAAAAACAAAATGGCAAAAACCTCATTATTAAAAGAACGTATCGTTTATAAACCCTTTGAATACCAAGAAGCATCAAATTATTGGTTAAAACAACAACAGGCACATTGGTTGCACACAGAAGTTCCTATGATGTCTGATGTAAATGATTGGAAACAAAACCTTACAGAAACAGAAAAAAATATTATTGGTTCAATCTTAAAGGGGTTTGCTCAAACAGAAACTGTAGTAAATGACTATTGGTCATCTTTAGTTACAAAATGGTTTAGAAAACCAGAAATTATTAAAATGGCGGTTACATTTGGAGCTTTTGAAACAATTCATGCCGAAGCTTATTCTTTATTAAATGAAGAACTAGGATTAGATAATTTTAGTGAATTTTTAGAAGATGAAGCTACAATGGCTAAAATTGAAGCTTTAACTACTGTAAGAGATTCTCATGATGGTACCCCAAACTGGCATGAAAGAGCCAAATCATTAGCTATCTTTTCTGCATTCACAGAAGGAGTTAATTTATTTTCTTCTTTTGCTGTTTTACTTTCATTTAAATTAGATAACAAATTAAAAGGGGTAGGCCAAATCGTAGAGTGGAGTATCAGAGATGAATCATTACATTCAGAAGCAGGATGTTGGTTATTTAGAACATTATTACAAGAACACCCTGAATTTAACACCCCTGAATTAAAAGCAGATATTGAAGAAGCTGCTAAACTATCTTTAAAATTAGAATTAGATTTTATTGATAAAGTTTATGAAATGGGTGATTTAAAAGGTTGCCCTAAATATGATTTAGTATCATTTATCAAACATAGAGTAAACACTAAAATGAGTGATTTAGGATATGAATCAATTGTGAATGGTATAGACCAAGAAGCAGTAAAAAGAATGAAATGGTTTGATAGCTTATCAGGTGGTAAACAACACACCGATTTCTTTGCAAATCGGGTAACAAATTATAGTAAAGGAGTCCAAAATTGGGACGCAAATAGTTTATTTTAAAATATGGAAAATAACGCATTACAAGCAGATTATACAAATTGGGTAGAAGGCAAAGATTATCCTTCTTACATGGATGAAATTTCTTTAGCTACCATTAGCAAGGGATATTTACTACCTGGAGAAACAGTTAAAACAGCATTCAGAAGAGTAGCAAATGCTTCAGCTAATAGACTTAAAAAACCAGAATTAGCAAATAAGTTCTTTAAAATAATGTGGAATGGTTGGTTAGGTTTAGCATCACCTGTTTTATCAAATATGGGAACAGATCGTGGCTTACCAATCTCATGCTTTGGTGTTGATACACCTGATTCAATACGTGGAATCGGTTTAACTAACGCAGAACTAATGAAATTAACAGCATCCGGTGGTGGTGTAGGTATCTCATTATCTCGCATTAGAGAACGTGGCACAGAAATATCAGGAAATGGTAAATCTGAGGGTGTAGTACCTTGGGCTAAAATATTTGATTCTTCAATTATAGCTACAAACCAAGGAAATGTTCGTAGAGGAGCAGCTTCAGTTAATCTAGATATAGAACACGGGGATATAGATGAATTTTTACAAATTCGCAGACCTAAAGGAGACCCTAATAGACAGTGTCTTAACCTACACCAATGTGTTGTTGTAGGAGATTCTTTTATGAGAAAATTAGAGGCAAGAGATCCTGAAGCTATGAATAAATGGGCTACTGTTTTAAAATCAAGGATGGAGACAGGAGAACCTTATATCATGTATAAAGATAATGTCAACAAAGATAACCCTATTGCTTACAGGTTAAATAACCTTAATGTAAGTATGACTAATATTTGCTCTGAAATTACTTTATTTACAGATGAAGAACATTCATTTATTTGTTGTTTATCATCTTTAAATTTAGCTAAGTATGATGAATGGAAAGATACAGATACTGTAGAGTTAGCTACTTGGTTTTTAGATGGTGTAATGCAAGAATTTATTGATAAATCAAATGGTAAGGATTCATTAAAAAGAACACATGCCCACGCCCGAAAAGGTAGAGCATTAGGTTTAGGTGTAATGGGTTGGCATTCATTTTTACAACAAAAAGGATTACCATTTAACTCAATAGCATCCACAGCCCACACTCATAATATATTCTCAGATATCAGACAAAAAGCAGAAAAAGCGTCTATGGCTTTAGCTTTAGAATATGGAGAACCATTATGGTGTAGAGGAACAGGTATGAGAAATACACACTTATTAGCTGTTGCTCCTACCGTATCTAATTCTGTAATTACTGGAGGTATTAGTGCAGGTATTGAACCATTACCTGCAAATATTTATACTTTTAATGGTGCTAAAGGTACTTTTATTAGAAAGAATAAGGTATTACAAGAAATTTTACTATCTAAAAATGAAGATAAAGATAAATGGTGGGATCAAATGTTAGCCCAAGATGGTTCAGCACAAGGTTTACCTGATCATATTCTAACACCTGAAGAAAAGGAATTATTTTTAACATTCCCTGAAATTAATCAATTAGAATTAGTTAGACAAGCTGCCATTAGACAACGTTATATTGATCAAACCCAATCTTTAAATCTATCCTTTGATGTAAATGACTCACCAAAATGGATTAATCAAGTACATTTAGAGGGTTGGAAATTAGGTATTAAAACATTTTATTATTTAAGAACAGATAGTGTTATTAAAGGAGATTTAGGATCTAGAATGGCCGATTGTATTAGTTGTGACGGTTAGTGTATATTTATATACAATCCCCCTTTAAAAGTAATTATAAGAGAGACACATTAGTGTCTCTTTTTTTTATATGTATCATCAAATGTAGTTTTCATCTAAAAATGTTATTATTATGTTAAATTATTTAAAGAATAAATGGATGGCTTTTAAAGATATATTTAAAGACGAAAACGACATCAATGAAAAATCCGTAGTTGGGTTTTTATCCTTTGCTGTAATGGTAATATTTGCTGTTGTTGACTTAGCAACAGGATACCTTGGAAAAGATTTAGTAATTAATGAATTTATTTATGATTCATTTTTATATATTACACTAGGGAGTTTTGGGATTGCTGAAGCCGGAAAGATATTCGGAAAAAAAGAATAAAAATATGAAAAAGATACTATTTATATTATCAATTTTAATTTCAACCCCAACATTTAGTCAAGAAGAAAAACCAAAATTTTTACAATCTTTATACAAAGATTTTCTTCAATATGGGACAATTTATGCTGCCGGAGATGTTTCAAATTCAATTGAAGCAGCAGAACCTACTTACTTTGTCAGAACAGGAGAAGGAGGTACATTATACGATGTACCTAGAGTGGAAGATAATACTCCAGATTACCCTTTTGATTATAGAATAGGTATTGGGATTAGAAAATTAGCTAGGTTTGACTATGAAAGAAAACCTAAAAACTTTTATGATGGTACAGAAAGTCAATTAGTATTTTCTGCTCCTACCTCAGCTGTCCAAGGATTAGAATATCAACTTCATTGGGAAAAAGAAAGATGGATGGGTAGAGAATTTAGAAACCATAATATATTCATAAAACATACTGGTAGATACCATATACTAAAAGTACAAAGTAGAGAAGTACAAAAAATAAATTTAAATTATAATTCAGCAGAACTTAGAGCTAGATTGCCAATAGGTAAAAAGTTTTCTATATCAGCAGGAGCTATTGCTAGGGGCCATGATAGAGCATATGGGTATAATCCTATAGAATTATGGTTAAATGAAACCTCAATGGATAGTAATGGTAATATGTTCCCGACTAATCCTTGGTATACTTTAGGATATGAATATGGCTACCAGGATGTACCCTATACTGAAACAAGTATTAATCCTATTACAGGAGAAGAAATAGTAAGGAATGATTGGTATTGGCTAAACCCAGAAGGAGATAGAGTAGCTGATTCAGATTTAGAATTTAGAGATACCTATTTTACTAGGTTAATGAACCGATATAATGGAGAAAAATGGAGCCAATTAGATCCGTGGGTAGAAATAGCCCCTATTGTTGGTTTTGATTTTTACCATTATAAAAGAAATTTTTGGCTTCATACTTATGGTAATATAATCTTACCAGCTCATAAATACATTAAAGGGGATGTTCAATATTCATACCTACATAGAAATGGGTGGGGTCATGAAGGCCATCATGAAGGACATTCTGAATCAAATGGCGACCAATGGACAGATTATTCTGCAGGTATTAGCTTAGGATGGAAAATCAATAGAAATTTAGGAATATTTGTTGAAGGTGAATATGCTAAAATGTGGGATAGTGAGTTATATCAATCAACTTTTGGGATTAACTATACATTTAGATAAGACATGAAAAAATTATTATTAATAACTTTATTTTTAGGATTATTCTTAGGGTGTGATAAAAATGAAGATCACCATGCAATATTAGAACCAATATTTGAATTAGAACTTAATGGTAACAGTGTAGACCCATTTGAATTTTACAGAGTAGTAAGCACTTATGGAGGTATAAAAGAAGAAAATGGGGTTATAACTAAACTTTTTGTTCTATATCTTCAAAGAGATGAAGGAGATCCAAGATTAGATGTTGAGCATTTTGCAGTAATATTGAAAGATATTGATGGTTTAGATAATGGGCAATTATTAGATATAGGTCTGTATCAAAACCCAATTATAGATTCAAAATCAACACAATTAGAAATTCCAGGAGATCAAGATTACATAGTATATGCATATACTACAGTTGCTGATGTTCATGATGGTCTTATATGTTTAGAGGCTGAAGGTGAATTTTGGAATCCTTACCAACAAGCATTTTATACGGTAAAAGCAAAATTAGAAAACTACCCAATAGGACAAGATGTTACTGCAACACCTTATGCCTATTTACTAAATTAAAACAAAATGGCAAAACAAATAGGAGAAGATACTAAAATAACACTAGACCTAAAAACAATAGGTTTATTAGTAGTAGGTCTATCTTCTTTAATAGGTATGTGGTTTGCTTTACAAGCTGATATTGAGGAAGCTAAAGGGCTTCCAGAACCAGAAGTACAAAGGATTGAATTCCAAATGAAAGATGAAGCTATTAGAGACGCTATCATCAATACCCAAGGTGATGTAGAAGAAATAAAGGAACAGTTAAAGAAAATTGACGAGCGCCTTTACGAACTACAAATGAGAAAATA